TTATTATACTTTGTAATTCTACCACTCTTAGGGGTGGTAGGTTATATGGGCTTAATAGCTTATATTAAAATGTTTAAAGATGAATTTGGTGATCTTTAATTAATCGTTAAGTCGTGGCTCTTGGTTGAGAAATCTCTCGCCAAGAGTTCTCGATCTTCTAATTCAGTACATTCATAAAAACAATCTAATCTAACATCACTAGCATAAACATTATCTTTATTAGCTTTGATTAGCTTTTCAAGTGTATGAGTTCTTTCCAATGAAGGGTAAATGTCAATGACTTCGTATTGTGCAACAACTTCTTCTAGGATTGTAATTGTTAAAAGAGATTTAACTAATGTAAAGATGTTTAAAGGCTGGTGAAGTGTCACCTTGACCTTTTTCATTTTTTCTTAAATATGTCCGCACCTTTTAAACCATATATGCTTGCGACTACTCCAATAAATAACGATTGATACCAGAAAGGCAAATTAGAAAACTTATCAAAAAACATATCTAGCTTTTGTTGTATATTTGGATCATCTGAGAATACAGACCATATCAATAAAATCACAGGTGCAGATACCAAAATTAAAACAAACTCATCTTTCCAGCCTTTATCATTTGATTGTCTAACAGCCGCTTGATATTCCACCTCACCATTTGCCATCTTTTGTGCGTGTAATAGTTCAGCATCAGACATTAAAACTTTTGCTTTTTGTCTATTAGCAAATATTGAAGCACCTGTTTTTAAAACTGTTGGTAATATTGATAACCACATTATAAATTATCCTCTTTCCATTGTTGTACATTAAAACTTGGACATTCTTTTTGACTTACTTCGTTATGTCCTATGACATTAATATCTGGATAGTCCGCTTGGATCTGTTTCACTAAATCAAGCAAAGCTGTCCATTGTCTATCTGTAAAATTATTTTCAGCAGAGTTATCTTCTGCCATTCCACCAACAAGGCAAACACCTATACTATTGTGATTATAACCAGAGGCGTGTGCCGCCATATCATCTACTCGTCTACCTAATTCAACTTCACCATTCCTTCTGATCATATAGTGATAGCCTACATCTCTCCAGCCACGATCTAAATGCCATTTACGAATTTCAGTAACCCCAATATCCATTGAGGGTTTAGTAGCCGCACAATGGATAATGAGATAGTCTGTTTTTTTTCTAAGTTCCATTAGAATACAATTATTACTCCAACAACGATTAAAGCAACAGCCCATAGTGGTAATTTGTAATTAGCTATGTCAGTTACTTTCCAAACATAATTCATAAAGTCCATAATGTTTCTCCTATTTTATTTTATAAATGTCAGTTGAGAAATTAGGGATTTTATCTGGTTGATTACCAGCTAATATATCCTCTAAATTTTTTGTTATATAGTTTACAACTTGTCCGATTATACTGTCTTTTGTTAGTGTGTCGGCTATCTCTTTCATCGGACACCCATATTGCATTAATAGAGAAGCCAGCTTGCCAGAAGATCGTAATTCACGATCTAATGTACTTTCATTGGGTTTAATCTTTACCCATATCGCCATAGGCGTAATTCCTGTGGGACTGTAATTATAATCTAATGAAGCCACCACTCGTAAATTGTCTATCGACATACGAATATTAACTGTTTGCATACGATCTGGGACTTTAATTCTTGCCATTACCATTCTTTAACCTTTCGATTTCTAATTGACAATAGTGAATAATCTTTTCCAAGTCTTGTATTCCATTCTTCTGTGGATATCGAACTATGTATTTTATAACTACGCCTTGTAGGTAGTTTAAATTGTTCTCTTGGATAAATTCATAAGGCTGTATCTTATGATCTTTATAATGTGTTCCACCGACTTGTTTCTTAAATGCACTCATCAAGGAACGACTTTATTCCATCTTCCACCTTTATTCAAGACCATTGGTAGCAAATAAGGCAATCCCTCAATAATAATTCCTGTACCAATTATTGGTCTATCTTTAAATAACTTATTATATTCGTAAGCAAGGCTATCTTTATCTATTAAACAGCCAACTTGAAGTCCCCAATGTAAAGCGTTTGGATTACCCCAATACTGAATATTAAACTTAGTGTGATAATGTCCTTGCACTACATTCATTCCATATTGCTGACCAAGTTTAAGAATGTTAGCTGTCTTTCCGTGACAGAAATAAATATCCTGTCCATTACTTGCTTTGATAACTATATCTTCGTGCCACTTCCAGCCTTTACCAACTTCTAAAAACTCATTGTAATCTTTTATAAAGGCTTTAGGCAATCCGTGAGTTAATGCTTTTCTAAATATTAAACTTCCGTGATTAGAATGAACTAAATCCATTTTTGGAAATAAATCCTCTAATTCGTGGATTACTTCTACTGCTTTTTTTAATTCATCACCAGCACTAGATAAATCTGGGTTTGGTGAATGGTAGCTTATTGCGTGTCCATCAATCTCATCACCTATATTTACAATACGAGTTGGTTTGTATTTCTTCTTTATGGCTCTAAGAAAAGCCATCATATCTTGGTGGTGGTGAGGAGCGTGCTGGTCTGATATTACGAGAATACACTTCTCCATATATATCCCTCTATTAAATAACTAATAAATCTACAAATGATTTAACTGTCTCTGCGAATACGATTGTGAACATAAAACACAATAAACCGACTACTTTCCATATTGAAGAAATATGGCGTTCTATTTTTTCAATCGAGCTTTGGATATGAACCAAATGATTGTTCTCAATAGTTTCAATCCGAGCTTCAAGACGGATTAATGTTTCACTATTCTTCTGACTTTGACTCGGCATCAACTTCTTCCCCTTTTAAGTTTTTTATTTCTCTTAAAAGAGATTCATTATTGAGTCTTAGATTAGTAATAGCTATTTCTTTTTCATTAATAATTTTTACTAAGTCTTGTACTGTTTGTTTAAGTTGATCTTCCATTTTTGCTCCTAGCTTAATGAGTTAATATCAAAGTCATTATCAACAGTATCTACTGCTGGTGGATTTTTGTGTACGTTATGTTTTTTATTAAACATATCGTCCCAGTGAGCTTCGTCCATTAGACCAAGTATTTCAGATTTAGAATATCCACTAGGTGCTTTAGATGGTGCTTCTATCTTTTCAGATTTACTAAATGTATGAGAAAAGTCACCATCAGTATATTTATACTCAACTGACCATTCTGTTACATTACCATCAGCATTTGTTTTAGGTTTAGCTGATACCCATTCTTTAGTTACTGCCATATTATTCTCCTTTTATGGTTTTTAGTTCTTGTTGTAGAGTTGTTACTTGAGCCGACAACTCTTGTACAGCTTTTATTAATGGCATTACAAACATATTCTTTTTAACACGCTGTGTTTCATTATCTGTTTCGTCTATATGCCAGCCACCAAATGTTTGATCTCCGTGTTTATCTATTGCTTCTTTAACTTCTTGTGCAATAAATCCGTGAGAAGTATAATCTAAGTTCTTTTGATTTTCTTCATTGTATTCTGAAGTCATTATTTTTGGAACTTCATTACTTGGTTTCCATTGAAACTTAACAGGTCTTAAATCATTAATAAAATCTAAACCTAATGTTGTATCTTGTATGTTTCTTTTTAATCTAACGTCTGAAGATCTAGACCAATCAGCGTCGGTATCAAAATCATTAGTCACAACATTACTTGCTTTACCAAAAGAAAAATTATTTGCCGCAGTATTTATTGCTATCCCAATAGTTATAGCATTTGCAGTGCTAGCAGTAGCAAGAGTAGCGTGAGAACCTATACATATATTACTAGATCCAGTGGTAACACCATCACCAGCTTGTTTACCTACAAAAGTATTATTTGCTCCTGAGTTAATATCATTACCAGCATTATATCCTACAGCAACATTATCATCAGCAGAAGTAAGTGCGTCTAAAGCATAGTTTCCAATAGCTACATTTTTTTCTCCACCATTAACTGCACCAGAAAGAGCAACATAACCAATGGCTAAATTGTTTTCTTCTGTATCAGCTTGATTAATGGTTTGCATACCAACACCTATGTTATAACTACCTGTAGTAACTCCAAATCCAGCTTCTTTACCTGTAAATACGTTATTAATACCAGTTGTGACTGCACTACCAGCTTGATAGCCAATGGCAGTATTGCCATCACCAGAACTTAAAGCATCTAACGTATAGTTTCCAACTGCTACGTTGAATTCACCGCCAGCTATAGCTCCTTCTAAAGCATTGTACCCTATGCCAAGATTATCACTTTCAGTATCAGGTTGTTTTATAGCATTTTTTCCTAATGCAATATTTCTAGCTCCCGTTGTTACATTTGCACCAGAATTGTCACCAACAAATACACTTGCAGTTGCTGATGTCATATCGTTACCAGCACCCGTTCCTATAACTACGTTTTCACCTCCAGTTAATACACCAGCACCAACAGCATCTTTTCCTATAATTACATTTTCAGCACCAGTTGATAAAGCTGATCCAGCATTATAACCTATTGCAACATTGCCATCACCAGAAGTCAAAGCATCAAGTGTGTAGTTACCTATGGCTACGTTATATTCTCCGCCAGCAACCGAGCCACCTAGTGCATTAGAACCAATAGCCAAGTTATGATTTTCAGTATCTGCTCCATCATAAGCTAAATAGCCCATAGCTAAGATATTACTACCTGTTGTATTTGATGTAGCGGCTTTGTAACCAACAACAGTTGCTTCACTCATACTTGTCATTTCTTCAGCGGCTTCATTACCAATTACAACATTGTAACCACTTGTAGCATTTTGTGCAGAACCAGCTAAATATCCAATGATAACATTTTCATTTGCACTTGTAGCATTTCCAAATGCATTTTTACCAATCATTACGTTTTTACTACCAGTATTCATATCAGTTCCAGCTTGTTGACCGATAGCTACATTTTGGTCTCCAGTTGTAATAGCATCTAAGGCATTTATTCCATAAGCGGCATTAGCTTCAGCAGTGTTA